GGTGGTGCCCCGGTTCACGGTCCCGGAGATCGGCCAGGACACGCTGAACGTGGCCAGGTCCCCCATGCTGAACTCCTTCGGGTACTCGCTGATCAGGCACTTCATCTCGTAGCGGGGGTTGTTGTTGGACACGGTCGCCGCGGTCCCGAGGGGGACCACCTGGATGGTGCCGATGTTCCCGATGCCGATCGCCTGGATGATCAGGTCGGGTGCGCCGGCCGCGTAGTCCTGGTGGAAGTCGATGTCGACGCTGCCATCGCGCAACCCGCCGATGCGGGTCCGGCCGACATCGGTGAACGCGGTCGTCTCGATGTCGTCGACTTCCTCGTTGATGGTGACACTCGCGACGCTGCTGGACAGCTTGTTCCCGTTCAGGAACAGGTCGAGATCCTTGCTGACGAACTTCGCCATGGTGGTGGGGTTCCTTTCGTGTGGTGGTTTGTTCGCCGGCTCCGGCGGGTCAGTTGGTGGTGAACACGTCGACGATGAACTCCGCGGTCATGTAGGTGACCTCGTTGAAGGTGACCGTCCCGAGGCCGCGCATCTCGGTGAGGCGGGTGTCCACGGCAAGCCCCCCCAACGTCGCGTCCCCTTGAACGGCGGTCTTGATGGAACTGGTGCCGATCGGGTTGAGGAACGCGTCCATCGCCGCCTGGGCGGATCGTTCCGCGACCCGCCCGCAGATCAGGAGGATGCGGAACTCGTACTGGTCGACGCCCCGTTGGAAGCTCAGGTCGTAGCTGATCCGCCCGACCTGCACGACCGCGCACGGCGGGTTCGGGTTGTCCGGGATGTACTCGTACGCGCGTAGGCCGGTGATCGTCGCCAGGCGTCCCTCCAGGCCGAGGCGGAGCTGGTTCAGGGTGGGGGCGGCCATCAGCCGGTTCCCCTCATCTTCTTGAACGGGTGCACCAGCTGCGCGACATCGGGGTCGAGTTTCGCGCCCACGCGGATCACCCCGAGATCGCCGAAGCCCATCACCCCGAGCGGGCTGTCCAATCTTTTGAAAATCCTGGAGGCTTGGATGATGGTGGCTTGGGTGATCTCCGTCGGGATGGCGGGGAACCCGAACACTCCCTGCACCCGCAACGTGGCCTCACCGTACGCGGTGACGAACGCGTAATCGCCGACCGCGCGTATCCGGGTGAACGGCATCGTCACCCCATCGGCGATCCCGTTCAAGGGTTCCAGTTGGAAGTCGGACGCCTTGAAGGTGATGTCGTACACGCCGTCCGCGCCGCTGCTGCTGGTGATCGTCACAGCTGTGCCGGCGATGTCGTCGGTTTGGACAACGTTGGTGAACTCGGGGGCGTAGCTGCGGGTGATCGTGCCCGACTGGTACACGCGCCGCCCAAGGTAGGAGTCGATCAGCCGGCTGGCTGATTCGGTGGCCATCTCGAGGAGGGTGTCGTCGACGGTGTCGTTGGTGGGGATGCGGAGGCCCGCTTTCACCTGCGCGAGGGTGGCGTACCCGTTCGTGATCGGCATCCCAACTCCTTCATGTCAGTCCTAGGTGTGCCGCGTACTCCCGGCAGCGTTGCTCCTGCTCGGCCACGTTCAACTGTGTCCGCCCGTACCCGGTGACGTTTTTCGTGTTCCGCTGGCTGACCGGGCCGGTCCCGTCGAACACGACCGGGTCAGCCGCCAGCACCCGCAGGAAGAACCCCCACTCCGCGGTGACCTCCCACCCGGGTGGGTTCGCGTACGGCCCGGCCCGCCGGTACAGGTCCACGGTGAACGGGCAGCCGCCGACCATCCGGTACGCGCTGGCCGGGCCGAGGACGGTGCGCAGGTCGCTGTCCCACCGGTCGCTCCCATCGGTGTGCTCCGCGGTGATCAGCATGAACTCCGCGTCCGCCGGGGCTTCCTGCAGGCGGGTGATCCCCGCCGGGGTCACATAGTCGTCGATCGCGGTAGGCCACACCCACCCGTGGGAGATCCCGCGCACCACCTGGTCGAACAGGTGGCTACCGTTCTGCTCAGTGTTGAACGGGTCCGCCGGCACCCACGTGATGTTCGGCGTGAACCAGCGGGTCGGGTCAATCGTGGGCCCGTGGATGATGATCCCATCCGCCCGGTCGTCGAGCGCGGCGAACGCCCCCAACCAGGCGGGGATGAACCGGTCGTAATCCCCCCACACCATGCTCACACAGGTCACCATGCGTCGAGCAGCCACTTCACACTACTCGCGCAGGAGCGCGGACAGGCGCAGGCCAGCCTCGGGCTTGAGCGGTTCGCCTTCACGGTCGAAGAACTCCTCAGCGGGCATGCCCAGCCACGAGACCAGGGTGGCGAACCCGTCCACGTCCGGGCGCAGGCCCTTTCCCAGTCGGGACAGCAGCGACGGGCTCACGCCGATGTCGGCGGCCAAATGGCGCCATGACACGCCCCGCTCCAAGCGGGCCGCGTCCAAGGCGGCATGCAGGCGTTGCGGTGAAACGGAAGTCCTCACCGCTGAACTGTCTCACACTCGACGATCAGCCGGATGATAACTGGGGAAGAGTGGGCGCGCCGTGTGGGTTGAACCGGTCGTAATCTCCCCACACCATGCTCACACACGTCACCATGAGGCTGGTGTCCACCCGTCGATGAGCATGTGCCGGGTCTCCTGCTGGAACCACGGGTCAGGGCACACCACCGGGCCGGTGTTCCGGTACGCCGCCCACCACGCAAAGCTCGAGTTGGAGATCACGTGCGCCTCGCACATGCTCAACAAATACCAGTCCAACCAGTCGACCCCGGTGTGAACAACCCGCCCAGGCAGGTTGTCCTCGCACCACGTCGGCTCATCGCTGAACACGTACACCTCACCAGCCGGCCAGTTCCGCTGGTACCACTCCACCGGCAAACACCCGTGCGGCCGCCACGGGTCCAAATAATCGGTGCGCCGAACGTGCACCCCCGTCACCCCCGTGAAATCCAACCCCCAACTTTCCACGGTCACCCCGATCCGGGTGAACGCCAACTCGGTCGGCTCCAACCACCGTTCCCCCGCGACCGGCAGCATCGCCACATCCTGCAAATACCCGTCCCCCAAACGGCTCGAATCGACCACCTCACCCACCGGCGGCTCATACCACTCGGAAGGGAGGGTGATCCAATCCCGGTACTTCCAATCAGGTTTCACGTGAACCGCTGCACCAGCCTCCTCCGCTAACCCCACCGTGCTCATGATCTGCCACAACTGATTACCCAACCTCCCACGTTCCCCCACCAACGTGTGCGTGAACGTTCTCACCGCAACGCCTCCTGCAAACAATGAACCCGCCGCCGGTGCGCATCATCATCCCCCACCGCCTCGTTCGACAACTGCCCCCCGTGCAACCGGTACACGTAATCCACCGTTCTGAAACTTTCAAACACCGCCCCCGACGCCGCGCACTCCACCCAAAACGCCCAATCCTCATAAAACATGTCACGGAACCAATGCCGCTCCCACAGCCAACGGCGGAACGGTGACCCGCTGCTCATCACATTGTTCAAACCACCCAACACGTCCGCCGCTGACACATCCACCACCACCTCCGGCCCACCCACCCCCCGCTGGTACCCGAAACACAACACATCCCCCCGCACCTCACCCAACCGGTCACACGCCCCCTCCAAAATCATGTCATCCACATCCACCTTCACCACCCACGGTGTCGCAACATGCTCTATCGCCCAGTTCGTCGCAAACGGTGCCCGCTTCGGACGGGTCGGGACTTGCACCCACAGCGGATCAACCAACCGGTCCACCGCTTTCCGCACCCACACCGGCACCGGATCCCCCGTCGCCACCACCACCCGCGCCGGCGGGGAACGCAACCACGAAACATGCTCCGCCCACTCCGGCAGAAACAACTGGTACTCCTCCGACAGGGCACTGGTCACCACCGAGAACACGCTCACCGCTGCCCCATACTCAAATTGTTCCCATGAAACCGGTACACCCACGTCACCACCGGCACCCGCAAGAAACGAGCACCCGCCGTCTCAGCTCGTGCGAGCAAATCCCAATCCGCGTTGAACATGTCCCGATACCCCCCCAACATCCGCCACACCTCCGTGCGCATCATCAGATTACTCGGAATGTACGGTCGCACCTGCAACAACCCCGGCTGGTAATCCTCCACAAAACTGATATCCCGCCCGCGCACCTCGCAACCAGTCCACACAACATCAACATCCGGTTCCGCATCCAGCACCCCCATCATCACCTCAACATGATTCGGCAGGAACAGGTCATCATCATCGAGCATGTTGAAAAACGGGGTGTTCACCGCTGCCACAGCCGTGTTCGCCGTGCTAACAAACTCACCCCCCACCATGTCCCACTCCACATGATGCACACACGGGTGAACCGTCTGATCCCGAACCGACGCCAAACACTCCTCCAACATCGCGGCACGCTCCGGCAACGTCAACGTCACCACCGTCAACCGGTCATCAATCACCACAACGGGCCATCCCAAAAGTTGCCAGGCATCCCAACCGGGTTGAAATCCTTCACCCTCATACTCAACTCGTTCTGCTGGTAACCAATCCAACCCTCCGCATCCCACCGGTTATTCATTGGCGGCCGCTGCAAACGGCGCACAAACCCCAACGACGACCACCAATAAGTGCCGGCGAAAAACCAGTTATGGTCAGCGTGCTCCGGTGACTGCGGCATCCGCAACCAATAAACACCCGCCGCATCAACCCCACCCTGCAACGCTTCCACACAATCAACCCAACGGGTCACATTGTAATAACACATCGTCCGCCGCCACGGGTGATTCACCTGCACGTGCGGGTTAGCCGCACCTTTCGTGTGCGCGTACAACACCAGCCCATCGTTGTCTTGCGCGAACTCCCACAACGGCACCTGGGTGACCTGCTCCCACCCCACATCCTCCTCCCCCACCACCACATGCTCAACACCCAACCCGGTCAACCGTTTCCGCACCTGCTCACGTTCACCCGGATCCCCAACCAACCCCACACGCAACACCCCCAACCGGTCCAACAAACCACTCCCCCGCAACGCCTGCACATGCTCCTCCAACGGGTCCACCCACGCGCCAGCCGCGTACACATGATAAAAGTGGAACACGTTCACAGCAGCAAACTCAACGCCCCCAACCAATCGAAACCCCTCCTGAAAGACGAATGATGCACCAACAGTTCCCTGTTCCGCTCAGCCTCCGCCTGCCGCACACCCGGGTCCAACAGTTCCGTCACATGCTTAACCCATTCCTCCGCTGACCCGGCAAGCCTACCAATACCCATCCGCGCCAACCACCGGTACTCCTCCGACGGGCTCGCCACGAACGGTATCCCAGCGGCCGCGTACTCCAAACCTTTCAAACAGGACTTCGCCTCATTGAACGGCAACGGCAACCGCAACGGAACCAACCCCACATCCACATGATCAAACAACTTCGGGTACAACGTCACCGGCGCCCCAGGGATCATGTTCACCAGTTTGGGTGTCACCCCAGCGGCCTCCGCGAACGAACGATGCGGTCGAGCCTGATGGCCGGCGTGAACGAACTGCAACTTGTGCTCCCTCAGAAACCCATCCAACCACGCGTTCAACACCCACAAATCCCCCGACCGCCACGAAGTCGCCCCCACCCACCCCAACGTTGGCTTTTCCGCGAACTCGGTTCGCATCGTGTAACGGTGAACATCCACCCCGTTCCGCACCAACTCCACATGCGAACAACCCAACCCCAAATAATGGTCATGCAGGAAAGGTGTGCTCACCGTCACCATGTCAGCTTCTAAACATAACTGCTCATGGTGCTCCCAGTTCATCCGCTGATTCACTTTCGGATCGAAATACTTGTACGCCTTGTTGCTCTTATCAATCTGTGACAGCAGATCATCCACATCAACCACCACCCGCTGCCCCAGTTCACGGGCCCGCCGCACCATCGGGATCGCCTTATCCTCCCTGATCCCCTTCAACACCACCACCTGGAACCCGTAAACCGTTTTCTGCTCCTTCGGCAGCATCACCCCGAACCCGTGCTCCTCATTGAAATCCGGGTACGACATGATCGTCTGCCAGCCGCTTTTCCCCAAGAAATCCATCGGCAGGAAACACCGGTACCACGCCACACCACCCGGGACATGACCATCCCCGTAAGGCTGGTAGTCGTGGGTGAGGAAAGCAACCTTCGGCGGTGTCACATCCCACCAAGCATTAACGATGGAACAAACATTTCCGTTGTCCCAACAACCTTCGACCCGTTCGCCAACCCATGAACCGTGATCGACGCCGAACTGCCGCTGCTCGACGTGTGCGCGTTAGCCTCATCCGCGTCCGTCTTACTGAAACTGGGCCAAATATGGTCACCCAACGCGTGAGAACTAGCCGACGTGCCATCCGCTCCACGACCGCCCGTTGCAACAGTAATAATGTTCCCAGTGCGAGACGAACACAGAACACGCTCCTCACCAGCCGTGTTCGCCGCTATCGTCACAAAAAAGTTACCCGTCGCCCCAGTAGGCCATGTCGTCCCATCAACAATGGTAAACACTGTTGCCACGCTACTAATGTTCGCTGACAAACTTGTTGGCTTGCCGCTGACATACTCGCGCCGCACCGGCATCGTCATACGATCACCCTCCTAGCTGCTCAACTGGCGCAAACTGGCAACAAACACACCCTGATAATCCTGATCCGTGAACGACAACTTCTCCGGCACCCACGTGAAATCATCCATCACCACCGTGTTCGTTTCCAACCCCTCTTGGTACTGGAACACAATCTGCTCCACATGTAACCCTACCAAACGCCTGTATTCGTCACTCGTGTCATACGCGTAATCCTGATCTTTCACCCGCACCTGATCCGCCAAAATCAGCGGCACAGTCCACCGTGACAAACGCACCGGAGCGGGAAACGCCCGCAGAACCCACCTTTTCAGAACCGGCCGGCTCAACCCGGTCGGTTGCAGAACCGCTTTCACATTGAAATCGATAGCCTTGATCCCGTTCAGGAACGTCGGCGGGTCCGTCACATCCCCATCAGTGTTATGGGAGGACACCTCCAAGAAATCATCATTGTCGTACTTCACGCTCAACCGGATCGTCCCAGCGTCCGGTGAATGCTGCACATCCAGAAACACCGCAACCTTCGGGTCAACAATGCCGAACCCGATCACCCCACTGTCCAAACTGCCCGAACTGACAGGGGTGGTCAAACTTTCCACAAACACCCCCACCCCGCTGACCGTGAAAACACGCCGATCATCCCACGTCACCACCGACAACACGCTGCCCTGCCCGGAAGCCATCAGGTCCGACGCGTACGCCGGTGTCAACGTGGACGTGAACTGGCTCAAATCCACCCGACCCAACCCTGAACTGCTCGCATCATAATTCGTCCACCCAAACCACACGAACCGGTTCTGCGGTTCCAAACACAACACCGGGCTTGGGATCTCCACCAACCCGCCAACAGTCAAATTGCCCTGATCGTCGATCTGCGCCAACCTCACCCCCAAGTCGGTTGCCAGCACCATCACCCCCAAATACTCGGACATCGCTTGCAACCGTTCCCCATCCGGTAACGCCCCAGCAACAACACCCACCGACAATTGCGACGCATCATCATCCAACGCGGTCTTATAAATCAGGCTCTTATCACCCTGGTAGCCGCCCAAATAGTGGAACGCGTTCCCACCGGTCGCACTGGTCCACGTGAACCCGCGGGTCGTCAAGTTCACCACCACCGGGTTCACCGCCGAGCTGTGGGCGAACACTTTATCTGTTGTGTCGTTCACATTGTAAATGCCACCGTTCGTTTGCGAGGAGAACAAACGGTTCTTGTTCCACCAAACCCCGTTGATTGTTTGACCGGACACTGGTTGCGCTATCCTCGTCGCCGTTCCTGGTGCTGACGATGTGTCAACTTGGAACACGCCGGCCTGTTTCACCGCCCACACGAACTTCCCATCACTGGCGACACCAACAATGTCACCGCTGCCGAACGCGGTCACACTGGTGAACGTCACCCCGTCGGTTGTGTACTTCAACGTTTCACCGTCAGCGACATACAAGTAGGTGCTTGCGACAGTCATGAACAGGTTAGTGCTCGCGGAACTCAACGCTGTGGTCACACTGTTCAACAAGGTCAACTGGTATTGGGTCCACGGGTCAACACCTTTAGATTCGTAAAACCGGTACCGGTCGCTGTCCAACCTGTCGGCGTACGTTTGTCCCGCGCCACGGTGCCATGATTCGCTGGCCCGCCGCCACGATGACTCCGGGCTTAAACTGGACTCCCCAGGGATATCGCTCGCGTCAGCCTGCTGGCGGAGCAACGGCAAACTGTCCCTGCGGAAGCGGAACGTCGGATTCAACAAGTCAACCAAGTAAGGCCTGCCGTTCAACGCGACAGGGAACAACCCGGGTGTCAGCGGGCTGGTGCCAGCGCCACCGTAGAAAGGGGCACCGAACGGGGCGCCCAAACTTAGTGTGTAATAGGACACGGTTACACGTCCTTAATCAGCGGGTACAACGCTTCCAACCTGTTCCGCTCCGCAACAATCCTGTTCTGCCGCTGCAAACGCAACCCCGACGCTGACAACGTAACAGCCCCCTGCCCCACCTCCGCAGCCCGCCTCGGATCACCCTGCGACTCAGTGAAGTTCCGCTTCACCTCCCTACCGCTCATCAACGAGATCGCCGCCCCCAACGGTGGCAAATCCCACGCGCTCGACCGTAAACCCGTGCTCGTTTTCGTCGACGCTAACGTGGACAGTTGCGTGAACGGCGCGCGGAACGTCACATACACGCTGTACCCCTGATTCGCCGGCTCGTAAATCATCAACGCCAGCCCGCTAGTGAAATCCGTTGTCGGGATGCTCCGCGCCAACCGGTACTTATCCGAATGCAACCGGGGCCACAACTTCGAATCATCCACCGTCTCGTACCGCACCTCAATAACACTCAACACGTCACTGTCCACAGTGGTCATGTCGTACCCGCTTAACACACTGTCATACGTGAACGACTTCGCGTCCACCTGGAACAACCCGTGAGCGGGTGCTGACAGGTCATGCAGGTCGTAGTTCAACGCTCGCAGAATGTCGAAATCGGTGAACCGTGGGCGGACCCGCACAACACTCCCGCTAGCCAAGTTCACGTCCGTTGTGCCCTCTTGCCCGCCGCTCACCGTCACCGTCAACCCGGTGGTCTCCCACACGTAGAAAGTGTTCAACCCGATGCTCAACCGGGAACCCGGTTGGATCCCCCGCAGCGGGAACTCCATTGTCAGCGACGTGCCACCAGCGGTGTACGCCCCGTCCAACCGGTTCAACTCCTCAACCTGGCCGGACATCAGCAGGGAACGGGTCTCATCAACCCACTGCTGGGCGGTTGTCATCCGCTCACCGGGGTGAACACGCTCCGACCGGTTCCCTGCTCAAAAAAGTCCACCGCATCCCGAACCTGCCGCTCCCGACCCGGGTACGCCATCCCCGACTCCACCTCAAACCGGGTTGTCGCGTTCACCTCCAGATCAGCGCACCCGTCGATCCTCGGCGGTTGCAACCCCTGATCGCGTAACCTCTTATATGCGGGCATGTCCCGATGCCAGCGTTTCTCCAACATGCGACTACCGACACCCGCAACGGACAACGTTCCACTCACCTGAATGTTCTTACCCCGCAACCACGCCCCGTACGACCGCCACACCTCCCCATCCCTCTCATACATTTACCTGATCTCCTTCACCAAAACCTGCCCAACCTGCGCGGCGACCCGCTTCGACGCGCGGATCTCAAAGTGCATCTCATCCGCTCGACCTAACTGCACCCACGACCGCCGCCCACCCCACACCACCGTGCCACGGCTGTCGTCCTCAATCTTCTTCGCCCGGTTCCGCTGCACGCGGGTCATCCGCGTGGTGAACATGGGGAACTCGTCCCAGTTGATGTCGACCGCCCCACCGGTGGCGTGCGTCGACCACCGGTTGCTCCCCGCGATCGGTCGAACGTTCCACGCCGCCGTCGTCTTAGGATGCACCCGGCCCACCTCCGTGTGAAACCGCCACACCACCCAGCACAACAAGTCCGCCGCTTCGGGGGCGACCGTCAACCGGCAACCGGGCACCTTCGGCACCTGAACGCGGACCGCATCCTTGTACTGGAGGACCGGCCACCCGTTGCTCGCCGGGAGCACTACTGCTCCCCATCATCGAAACCGGCAGCCCACTCCCTGTAATCCGTGTCAGGGGTGACGTTCGCCAACGCCAGAGCCGGCGCCACAATCGCCCCAATCAGAGCCACCCACAGGGGGGCCATGCTCTCGTCAACAATCCCGTAAGCCACGAGCAGCGGGATCGCCGCAAGGCTAACCCCGTAAACCCACTTCCTCACGTTCGCCGGAACCTTAGGCATCCGCGTGCTCCCTTCCATGTGTGTGAGTTTCATTGATCGTATACCACCCGTCACCCCACAACGTTCTTAGTCGGCGGAAATACGCCTCATACTGTGGGCCGACAGCAGCCGTCGAGTAACGGTCCCGCGCGTCAGCCGCTATCCGCAACCGGTTCAACGACCGGCACGCCTCAGCTGCTTCCACGAACTCCCCAAACGTGTGACAGTGGAACCCGTTCACCCCATGCTGCACCGTCTCAGTGAACCCCCCCCACGGGGTTGTGATCACCGGCGTGCCGCACAACAAACTTTCCACCACAACATTCCCGAACGGTTCCACATACAACGTTGGGGCGAACAACGCCACCGCTGATCCCATCAGCCGCGCCCGTTCCACGCTGCTCACCTGCGGGAAATGCTCACCATACGACGGCCGATCACCATGCCCCACCAACGTCAACCGCACCCCCAAATGCTGGCACACCTGCTCAGCAATGTGATAACCCTTCGTTTCCACCATCCGCCCCATGAACAAAAACCCGTCACCACCCGCCCCCACAGGGAACATGCTCACCTCAAAAAATGAGGGTATAACCGTGTCATAAAACCGTGGACGCACCTCGCTAGGTGAGCTGCTGCTCGCCCCGTTCACCGTGTGCATCCACGCGTACGACTCCCACACCCGGAACGGGGCGAAAACCCCCGCATAACCAACACCGAACTCCACTGGCAGCAGATCAGGGTGAGCGTCAACAATCGGCTTGTTCGTGACACCGCCGATCATGCACAGGAAATCCCCCACACGCTTCCGCACCCCAATCTCACCAATCACGTTCCCCAAGAACGTTGCCCACTCCGGCAGCGTCGCATCCCACGGGATGTTCGACAGGTTAGCTGGTGATGCTGCTCGCCGTTCCACCTCACTGATGCACACCACATGCTCCGCGACCGCCGCCTCGTTCCGCTCCCCCGCGTACAACAACACCTCATGACCCAACCCGGTCATCATGTCACAAAACTTGCGAACCTTCTCCGTGAACCCGCACATCGTGAAATCGCGCGTCGTGTGCGTGTAAGGAACGGACACCACATGGAAACGCACGTCACCACATCATCTCACCAAGTTGCTCAACCCGATAGCGACGGCGACGATCGCCGCTATCGCAGCCAACGCCGGCCACGTCAGTTGGGTCATCTTCGCGTCAAGGCGTTGGATGCTGTCATAAACCTCACGGAGGGTGATCACCACCCCTGAGGGAATCGGGTCGCTCATTGCTGCTCCCACAACCAGGTCGCGTTGTAGTCAACGTCGAACGGGTTCCCCTCGATATCCACCCAGCCTGTGCTAATGCTTGTCAGGTACGTTTTCAGCGCGGCGAGGGTGGGGATGTCGGTGAACCCGCTGGGATCGGTGGTCACCCCGAGGTACGTCCAGTCCCGGGGCCACGGGTCACCGCTGGGGGTGGGGTAGTACCCGCCGTTGGGGACGGTCGTGGGGATGGTCCCGTCACCGTTCAACTGGTACAGGCTGATCGGCATGATCACCTCCGGGTGCTTGGGCGAGGGCGTGGGGGACGAGGGGGAGCAGCCCGCGGGCGTGAACGTAACGGTGGATCTCGTGCTGGTACTTGTCGGCGAACGCGTTCAGCCACGCCAGTTGCATGTCGAACGTTGGCACCCGCCCGTGGTTCAGTTCCTGTTGTTCTGCTTCCAGGTATGCGGTGAGTTCGCGTTGCGCGGCCGCCCCGTTGATGCCTAAGTCTTGGAGGTAGATGTGGTTGCCTTCGTCGATGAGGCCGCCACGGGCGCGGGCGGCGGCGAGGGCTTGGCTCATCGCACGCATCAGGTGGTAGCGGGGTTCGTCTTGTTCGTACATTTCCTCGGTGATGTGGGTGACACCGAGCTGGTCAAGGATGTGCTGGTATTCGGTGGTGAGTTGGGTGAGGATGCGGATCGCCCCGCGTTGGTGGGCTTGGGTGCGGGTGATCTGTTGGCGGGCGTCGAGGATGTCCAGTTCGGCGTGTTCCTGGTCGATGCCGGTGGTGGTGTCCGCCCGGTGTTGCGCTTCGCGGAGTGTGAGGTGGGCGCGGCGGACGTTGATTTCGGATTCGGTGAGGGCGTCGCGGGTGCGTTCGATGACGGCGGTGAGGTGGCGGGCGACGCTGATGGGGGTGAGGTCGTTGATGTCGAGGGTGACGTGTTTCAGTTGGCTGCTGGTTTTGTGGAAGCTTTCGGTGGTTTGTTCGACGCTGTTCATGATGGCGGTGGTGTGGGTGAGCATCCGCTGGTAATGGGTGGGGAGGGTCGCGGGGGTGTTGCTCATTGCAGTCCTCCGTGCGCGTCGGAACACCCAGGCAGCGCGCGGCGGGCTAATGTTAAGGTGCCGAAACTGGTGGCGTTCCCTGTGGTCGCAATGGTCACGAAATCAATGGTGTCCACGTTCGCGGTGGTGAGCCCACCGGCGAACACCCCACGGGTGGAACTGGAACACCCCGCTGTGTTGCGGCGAAC